GCGGTACTTCAGTTTGAATCGCAGGATGCGGTCACGGTCGTGGGGGTGGTACTCAGGGAAACAGTGGGCGGGGTTAAGCGGGATGATACGAACGCGCCCCGGATGACCGATACCAGCCGGATCAACGTAGGGCTCTTCGTAGGCGACCTTGACGAAGCAGTCACCGGCAACGCCAGCCAACTGACCCATTTCCCACAGCACATAGTGCTTAGAGTTATGGTTCTCCCAAACCTCATGGAGCATGTGGGGGATGATCGCGGCGTTCTGTTCCGGAACCTTGAACTGAATACCCTTACCAAAACAGAAGTTGGTGATGTAGTCCGACATGGTTCGGACATAGTTCATGGTGATGTTCTGCTCGCCCATCTCACGGCGGTACGACCAGTGGTGGCCAAGGTACCAAGCCCAGCACGAGGCATAACGGTTCAAGCGAGGGCCATGAACCTCAAACTCCTCATCGGCTAGTTCAACCAAGCCAAGAGGGGAGATAGCGACCGTTAGGTCACTGGACGAGGCTCTATAAGATGGCGACCAAAAATCAACAGGCATTCAGTATTAGTCCTTAGTTAGGCCCAGTTCGTCAGCAATAATTCCGGCTTCTACGCCAATCATTTCATCACGACTTGGGGTAATGGCCACACGGCGCTTTGCGACACCAGCGGAGTCCACGGCAAACTTCTGCTCCACCTTCGGGCTGGTGCCCTCATGCCAAAACTGGTCGGGGTGCAGGTGCTTAGGGATGTTGACATCTTGAATGTACGGATTCTTGGCGTTGGGCCCAAGCATGCCGATTGCTTCCTGTCGGCTCTGCGCCCCAATGTGCATAGCGGCTTCAAGCCCAGAAGCGGTCAGGGGCAGGGAAACTGAAGTGTCCTGCTGAACAACCCCACTGCTCGGGTCGTGCCACCCACCTTGGATCATGTTGACACCGGGGGTACCAAGGACATCGGCGTTGGCACGGTTAAACGCAAGCAACTGCGCGGGAGCGGGCTCTCGGGGGTCCATGGCGACTTCAGCACCACGACCTGCCTCAGGGGCGTACCCAACCGAAAATACGCTACGAGCGGGACGACCGGCGCCACGACCAGAGGTACGGATGGAGAAGCCCTCACCGGGTTGCTGGGGGCCGTACGCGGTAACCTCGGCCTCCGACAACTCTCCTCGGCGGAGACCCGCTCGCTTACCTCGTGCCTTGCGTCGTGCCATTACCGGCCCCCGATCTTCCTCGTTTTAATGGGAGTAATGGACTTAATCATACCACGAGGAATGTGCATAGGATTTGAGCATATTAATGCACCATCCTCGTCATAGTAATACGAGGAGTAGAGAGTCAGGTACTTCTCATCGTCGTTGTTCAGCAACCACCCAATGGTGATTGGGTCAACGATAAAGGGGCGGTACTTATCGGGGTACACCCAACCACCGGGACCGTCAAAAGCGTCATCCCAGACCACCATAACTGCCTTGATCTTGTTCTTTCTTGACATGGCTATCCCCTTATTACGGCTGATAAACCCTACCACGGAAAAAGGCGCTCGTATTATGGATCGGGACCTGCTCATACCAGAACTGGCCTTCGCCTTCCTCGTAAGTGACCACACCGAGGCCCTGTTGCCAGTCCTCTACGATGGTCAGGGGGCGCCCATCCAAGTCAATTCCGCCCTTGGTGCTGGGTACAGCACCGTCACAACGGGCTAGCGTCCCCGGTGACGCCGCCATGACGGTCTTTGCACCGTCCCAATCCTGTCGGGTCTTTTCGCTCCACTCACGGCGATGTATGTGCCCGTAGATGACGGAGACTTTGCTGTCGTTGAGGTAGGCGTGAGCGGTTGAACCGTTAGACCGCACTTTGTTGCCATGAATGACTTTAAGCCTTTGGTTAATCCAGACCTGTCCAGCCGGATAGCCAGCCACATAGTTAACCCCGTAATCATCAAAACGACATAGATAAGGAACGCTAAGCACAGGCCAAGAATCTGGAGTGTTACCCTTCCGAATGCCGAACGAGGCTTTCGCGTTGTCAAGAAGGAAGTTACTAAGGCGTTCCTCATGGTTACCTGAAATCCAATCTATTTCTGCGTTCGGTGCCGCCGCCCGAACTTCCGCGCAGAGCGTGGTTGCTCGGTCAATTGAGGCTTGGGTTGTGAGAGCGTAGGCACTAGATAGCCGGTACTTTCCAAACTCGGGGAAATCCAGATTATCTCCGACCATGACGACTCTATCGGGGTTAAGTTTTCGGGTAATTGCCAAAGCAATGGCAAGCGCTTCTTCGTCATGCGTAGGCTCCAGTCCGTTGGGTCCCCGATAATAGCCGATCTGCATGTCGGGGAGAATGACCGCCGTCTTGTAGCCATCGGTGTCTTTGGCGGTGGCCTTACGAGCGGGCAACTTGATTGCGGGTCCGGGCTGTACCACCGGCCACTCGGGGCCGTCAGCCCACTTGGGGTTGAACTGGATGCCCATGAGGTCGTGGACCTCGGCCTGACCAACGTCATTCTTGATCATGCTCTGGTAGAGGGAGACTCGCTTGATAGAGCCCACCTCGTCAACGTCAATGTTGTTTCGGTTCAACAACTCAGCAATCTTGCCGAGAGTCACCTTTGACGGCGGTGTGTTGAGGTCATCGCTGAGACTTGTCACAACTGCACTTCCCTTTTATGTGTCGCTCAATCGTGCTTCTGCTGATTGAGTGCCCGTGATTGTTTAGCACTTTCTCCAGCCATGCTGACGAATACACCTTAGACCTACCGCGACCAGTGTCTGCCGCAATACGGTCAAGAGATGCATCAAGCGTGACCCTGTCTTCGTCACTAAGACTTCCGCGTAGAGTCGCAATAGCGCAACCCCAGTTCACGGGCGTACGCGAGAGTAACTCCTTACTTAACTCGCTCAACTTTCTGCTCCTTATGGTAAGACTTCTTCTGAATGCTCTCAAGCACTGACAGTAACCGTAGCACTTCCTGCTCCTCTTGATAGCCTCTGGGGGCAATTCGTGTCAAGTATGTTCCAAGCAGTTCTGCATCTCCGGGGTGCATTTGTCTCTCCTTATATCGTTGGGAAGGAGAGGTTATCAGAGGTCCGGAAGCGCCGGGATTGTTATCTCAATTCAGAGATCAAAACAAAGTTAACTGTTCGGGTGGCTTTGGTCCCTTAGGCGCTTTGGGGGCCTTAGGAGCACTTGCACCCGGGCGATCTTTAAACTCTGGATCAAATCCCACATTTCCTCGCATCTGGGACCAAGTTACTTCTTGGGCCATGATTGCAGGCATATGGATTTCTCTACCGAATTGGTCAAACGACACGGGGCCCATAGCCCGAGCAGAACGGCGTGTGGCCTCATTACCAAATGCGTGGCGAACACCCTCTGTGGTAACCGCCGTGGGTTCAAGACCTTCCAACTTCTCTAGGCCCATACCCTTCTTGGTAAGGCGAGATGTTTCCGCAGGCATTCCCATATCAGTGACAACACGCTTACCAACAGACATGGCACGCCCTTTACCACCCTTGCGGATCGTGCCCATCTGCCCAGTATCTACCGCCTGCATCCAAGTGTCTTCCGCAGTGTGGGCATCCGGGGAGAAGAACTCCGACCGCTGGTCGTCTTCCGATGGTGTGTGGAACAACATCATGCCTTGGTTGGGGTCACCATGGGCTAGGTGGTGGGCAATATTCAAGTAATCCTGAGCGGCAACTGACCCCGGCGCAGGGGCCAAGGCTGTGGAGGTTGCGTACGAGAAGGTCTTCGGCGTACCAGCCGGGTTGAACCCCACTGCAATCGGGGACGACGCCCCTGAAGCCACATCTGGGTGCCTAATGATGTTGATAGATTCAGCCACATTCTGCTTGTGGGGGCGTCCTGCCATAACCAAAGCCGCGTGGTCAGAACCGGTGACCGTACGCTCACGGGGGTGACCACTGCTTTGTGTAGCCGCTAGAGCCGCGGCATTGGCTATTTGATCGCTCGTCAAGTCTGACACTGAGTGAGTACCCAAGGGTATCCCTGTCGCTTCGGAAGCGCCAGTGTGGTGCACCGTAATGCTGTGGTTACGGGAGAGCAGTTGATGAACACCTGCAATACCAGCACGTTCATCCTCGGGCTTCTTACCTGAGGACATCTTTCCACCAATTGTGGCGGCTAGGTCCGGGGCCATTTCTCCGCCAGTAGCCTCGGTTTGCAGACCACGGTGTTGGATATACCAACCAGCACCATAAAGATTTTCACGTTGACCAGTAACCCTTGACCGAGAACGAGCGTCAGCAATTGACTGCTGAATAAGGTTTACCCGTGACTGTGTGGCCTGTTGCATGGTGATTGGACGATCAACCACCTCGGGGCTTTCGTTAATTGTCCGCATAGCAGTCAATGAACGTCCGGCTTTTGCCCTGCCCTGCTCATTCATACCGCCGGTCGCTACGCGGTCTTCCAATGCCGCGATTGCACTGGGCATACCACTCTTAACATTGCCGAGTTTGGCAATTGCCGCCGCGGAACTCTCTTGAGCCTCAGACGGCAGGTCGCCCCAGACCAAGGGGCGGGTGATTCCTGCTTCGCTTGAAGTGGGCTTTGGAGTGTCTTTACGCTTAGCCATCAGTATGCCTTTTTTCGTTGCTTGGGGGGTTGGCTTGGGTTTTTGCCTGCCTGCTGGCGCTTATACGCGCTGATGCCCTTACGCCGGATACTGGCGCCGCTGGACTTATTAGGAGTTACAGGCATGTGCACGCCACCGTATTTGTAACCCTCCAAGTCCAGTTTTTCGGGCTTGAAGTTCTGCATGGGGTCAAGAACAAACTCACCCATGCCTTCCAACTTCCGGGGCTCCAGCAATGCCCGCTTGCCCCCGAGGGGGCTAGGCACAAACGGGCTCGGGACGGAGGTGTTACTGATGTACGAACGTGATGTCTGACCACCCAAGCCGCTCCGCACACGGGCGAAGCGGCTCGCCATCTCCGTATAGGACGATAGTTGCGGGGACTCCCCGATGGCGCTGATGGGTTTCGGGTAAGTCACCGAGAAGTTCTCGGTGCCGTACATATCAGTCGTAGACGACAGTCGGGTTCGGGCGGTTCATGTGACCACCCGTGTTGTACGAGTACTCAAACTGCGGCATCATGTCGCCAGCCATGGAACCCTGAACGAACTCACCGAGCACGGTCGGGGCCTCAATCCACGAAGCCGAGCCAACGTGGGCACGTTCACGCATGGTCTCCTCAGCGTACTTGTAGAACATTTCCGGGTTGTTGTGGTTCATCCGCATGGGCGAGGGGGCGGTGTCCTCGTAAGCGCCAACGCCGAAGTCGTAAGGGACGTCGGTGTCGGTCGCAACGCCTTCCTCAAAACGAAGCGGTCCACGGTTGCCCGGGATGCTCGGAGCGAAAGAGCGTTCAAACATGGGAGTGCCCTTCTCAGGGAACATGGGAACGGGTGCAACTGTCATGTAGGGTTTCCTCCTAATAAGGGTCCTTGTGGTCTCTATCGTACCATATTTCATGTGTAGAAGGGAGAGTTAAAAGATTCAACCATCGGCATTACGTCTAACACGGTCATAGAGCACGCAATAGCCAAGGAATCGGGGAAGTCGTCAAACGCCCCCTTCTCGTCCGGAGCCGCCGCCAGCAGGTACGGTCCTCGGTAGACCTTTTCCAAGTCGCACATCTGCTGGTTGAACTTCTTCCAAGAGCGGGTCCTACGGGCCTTAGAATGGCCCGGAATAATCAGTTGCTCACGCTGGATAAGTTCCATGAGATGGACCCAGCGCTCGTTCTGAGCCTTGGCGTCCGACGAGACAGCCACCACCTCAATCTCGGGGAGGAGCAACTGGAGGCGCTCCGTGACGGCTCCTCCGACGCCCTGTGAGTCCACCCCGATGCGGTAGACATCAAAGTTACGGATGAAGTCAATAATCTCAAAGTACTGCTGTTCCCACTCAACATTGTTGATCTCCAGCCAGTCCAAAACGCGGTGCTCAAAGAAGCCAAACCCGTCCGGGTGATCCCAGTCCACCCAGACCGCCGTGGCGACCGTGGAGTCGTTTGTACGGGCTACGTCTATGCCCATAACGATAGGGCTACGCCACCACTTCTTAATCAGGGTCATGGACGGGTCATAGAGGCGCTCCATGCGCTCCTCGGTGACAAACATGCCCTTCTCCAGAATCCACTTATTGCAGTAGGACATCTGGAACTCGTCTGAGTCCTCACCGATGCGGGTCTTTTCCTTGGCGATGAACTTGGCGTAGTTTTCGTTGTACTTAGCCGCTGTGCGCCAGTCATACTCAAAGTGGCCTTGGCGATGTCCACGGCGAGCGTTTGTATCACGCCGTTTGTTAAATTGAATCATTTTGTAGAAGTATGACTTACTACGAGTAGCAGTACCCGTCAGAACAATGGACCCGTTATTGAAGGCCAACATTGGCTTGATGGACTTTGAAATCATGAACTCGTCGGCTTCCTGTGCCTCGTCAATCATGACAAAGTGGTAAGTCTTTGATTCAATCTTGGCCTTAGGGTTACAAGTCTGCATCCGGCAGAGCGACCCAGACTTTTTAAGGCTGATGATCCGGCCCTTACCGCGGGCTCCACCCGAGGATGCCTTGTCGTCAATCTCCGGGTCCAACAAGAAGTCCATGGCGTGCTCGCTGGTCAACTTGCTGACAATACGCCCAAATACCGTGTCAGCCTGATCTTCCACAGGGGCAAACACACCACACCAGAAGCCCTTCTCAAACTTACCGAGCCATGTTGGGTAAACCTTAGAGAGACGGGGGAGGATGACCATCATGGAGGCCATCACATTAGAAAGAACCTCGGACTTACCCGACTGGCGTGTGGCCACCAGCGTCAGTTCTTCACCATCACCCAGCACGATTGACTCAATAATTCGGTAGGCAATCGGCACCTGATAGGGGAACAGGGTGACATTACAGAACTCTTCCGTAAACACGATTAGTTTCATAACCAATTGGTCAACGAATTCTGCTGATGTTTCG